CCAACCACCTGGTCTAGATGAAGTACGACATCGACTACATGGGAGTGCTCGCCTGGCTCCGCGCCAACGAGCTGAACGACGTTGTCGAAGGAGCCTACGATGAGAAGGAAAGCACGCCCCAGGTCAAGGGACCGAAGGTGCTCGCCTTCCTTGGCGAGTCCAAGGACAAGTAGCCATGGCCAAGACTCGCAAGTCGAAAATCATCCGGATGAAGAACCGGATCAACGATGAGATCGTTCTCGTTGAGAGAGGTGGCTACCAGGTCCGAGCCGCACTCTGCGAAGGCCACGTCTCCACCGAGTACATCCGGGTAGTAGACACCAAGAAGCGAGGGAAGGAACTCGCCTACTGGAACCACACCGAGTTCATGGAGTCTACAGACCCAATCGACCCTAGCAGCGCACTCGCTGCCGCCTTCTCAGTCATCGAGTTGGTGATCTCCGGGCAGTACCCTCCACGGGAGAGGAGATAAATGGCTGAGCACAACTACCGCTTCCCCAAGGTGACGGCGTCCATCGAGATCAAGACGCCCGACAAGCAGATCATCTCGGAGCAGTTTCAAATCCTCGACATACCCCAGGACATCATGGACGAACTCAAGAGACTCGTTGGAGACGGACTTGCCCGCGTGACGGTGAGCGCGGACATGGGCATCAAGGACTTCGGCACCGGCGCAGGTGCGATGGCAACAGTGTCACTCACCTGTGACCAGAGTGTTGCATCGGTGGAGCGAGCCGCTCAGATCGCTGGCGAGATGGCCCGCGATATCGCGAATGAGCAGCGGCAGCGCGCTGAAAACGAGCTTCAGAACATCATTTCGGAGCGCGGGCAGAGCAGGTAGTTATAGGGGGTAGCCCGTACACCTACTGATGTACACCCTGACTGGACTTACATAGGTCATAGTCTTAGACTGTTGTTACCGTGTTGCACCAAACGGGAGGCAGCCATGAAGACTCTGTACATCGACAAGGTCATCGAACAGCGCGATCTCGACGCAGCCATCTACCTCATCGAAGGCATGATGGGGCTGAGCGACCGCATTGTTGGAGAGCGCCGGGCAACTCTCGCCGCGCTTCGCAAGCGGTTGGAGCGCACCAACGTCATCACAGAGACTGAAAAGCAGGCCGTCATCTCCACCTACCGCGAGGTAGTGGGGTGAGGAAGTCTGTCGGCACGCCAAACATCGACGCCGTCGAGATCGGAGAGGTGAACGTCATCGTCATTGGCGTTCCCTCTCCGGTCATCTCTGTGAAGTACGCTCTCGCAAACGCCGAGAGTGGGCATCGCTTTGGCTCCGGAAACATGAACACCCAGTGGAGCCTGTCTACACAGGAGAAGTTCGCAGCCTTCGTGGAGTCTCTGGAGGCTGACATCTGCGGGATGGTCTTCAACGAGGCTGCCACTACTGATGGGGGTCCAGCCGTGGTCGAGGACACCACGGACGGTATCCCCTCTCTGTAGGTTGACGTCCCACCGCCCCCGTACTTAGGATGCCCGCTTCCCGGGAGGCGTCCTGCAATCCCACCCCATCTGTTGGCATAAGACTTCACGCCTTGAGCTTTAGCTCTCGGCGAGGGGATGGCTCACCATTCACAAGGAGGTAGCGTGGCAGCCAACATCGAGATGTCCCTTCTCACGCAAGTTGTACGGCTGAGAGACTTTCACAGTCTGGAGAAGGCACAGATCAACGAGTCGTTCTTCAGTGACTCCTTAGCCATCGAGGTATTCCGATACCTGAAGAACCTGTACCACGGCGAGAACACATCGGGAGAGATCCCGACGGAAGAGATGGTCCGCCATAACTTCCCCTCCTGGTACCCGTTCAACACACAAGACACAGTACCCATCCTCGCTGACCAGCTCCGCAGGGAGCACATGAAGATGGAGCTGATGAGTGGCGCACAGAGCATCTTGGAGATGGCAGACCGCACTCCGCTGGAAGCTCTGGCCAAGCTGAGGGAAGAAGCAACACGCATCTCCGCGCTGGCGGAAATCGGTTCAGACCTCTCAATGTCGGCAGCTTACGACCTGCTGCTCAGTAACTACGAGACGGTCCAGAACTCGAACGGCATCACGGGCATCCCTTACCCCTGGGATCCCCTCAACGAAGAGACGCAGGGACTCAAGCCCAGCGACTACGTCGTCCTGTTCGGTCGGCCCAAGTCGATGAAGACCTGGATCGCCCTCTACATCGCCACGCGGGCATATCGGTGGCACCAACGTCGCGTTCTCTTCTACACACGAGAGATGAACCCCTCTCTCGTAGCGCAGCGAGTCGCAGCTCTCATCTGTGGTGTCGACTACCACAACTTCAAGACGGGCAAGCTCCAGCCGGACAAGAAGGCGGAGGTCTTCGAGACGCTTCGAGATCTCCGTGACGAAGAGCGTATGGCGATGACCAGCAACATGCGCCTGCCTTACTTCACCATCATCTCCGACCGTGGTTCGGGAGGAGGCGGTGGTGGCGTTACCTGGCTGGGGTCCAAGATCAAGGACCTCGACCCGGACCTGGTGGTCGTGGACGGCATGTACCTGATGAAGGACGACAACACCAATCGACGCGACGTCGACTGGAAGGTCATCACCAACATCAGCCGAGGTCTTCGAGGATTGGCCCAGGAGTACGAGATCCCCATCATCGGGGTGACGCAGGCCAACCGCAGCGCCGACAAGAGCAAGGGAGACGACCTCACAGAGCTCGCCTACTCCGACGCCATCGGGCAGGACGCAGACGCCGTCTTCCGAACTATCCTTCGCGTCAGGCAGGGCGAGGACGGTCGCAAGAGGAACGAGATCGACCTCGTCAACACGGCCATGCGTGAAGGCAAGCTGGACGGCATCACCATCCACGCAGAGCCAGCCACCAACTTCGGCTTCATCCGCACCTGGGTCAACCAGGGGGAGCCCGAGAACAACGACTACGGTCGAGGTGGTAGAGGCGGCGGTAGTGGGGGTGGAGGTGCAGCTCCCGTTCAACAGCAGTTCCGTCGCCCGCAGCCACAGGTAGACCCTCGACTTCCCGTTCCTCGTACTCCGTAGGTACTCATGCGCGAACAAGTGCTGGCCCTCCTGGGCCGCTACTTGCCGGCCGGGTACCGGGCGTCAGGTGGCTCGAACGTCTTGACCAAGTGCCCCTTCCACAAGGGCGGTCAAGAGGTGAAGCCGTCATTCTCCGTTAACGTGGAGAAGGGCGTCTTCCACTGCTTCACCTGTCACGAAGCAGGCAGCATCCAGAAGCTCCTGAAGATGCTCGGCGTGTCTCGCGCGACCATCGACAGCGAGATGGTGGTGTTGAAGCCGCTCCTGGAGAAGAACCAGGAGAAGTACAAGTTCGAGAAGAAGCACGCCTTCACGAATCGCGATCCAACCAAGGCGCACTTCGAGTTGCCGGAGGAGATACTGGGAGTCTACGACCACCCACCTCAGACGCTCATCGACGACGGTTTCGACCCCGCACTGTTGAGACGTAAAGATGTTGGTGTAGACCAAGCGAACCAGCGAATCATGTACCCGCTCCGGGATGCCTACGGCACCCTGGCAGGATTCTCTGGAGGAGCAATCGGCAAGGGTGTGTGGCCCAAGTACAAGGTGTACCAGGGCCGCAGGCAGGACATGAACGGCAAGTGGATGGACGGAGACTTCGGTAAGTGGTTCGACGAGCAGTTCCCAGGGTACACCTGCGAGAACCACAACATGCTCTGGAACTACGACTCCGTACTGCCGATGCTGATGGAGATGTCAGAGTCCACGGATACCCTCTACGTGGTTGAGGGGTTCAAGGCGTGTCTCTGGCTGATTCAAAGTGGGCTCCCCGCAACCGTCGCACTCATGGGAAGCTACATCTCCGATGTGCAGCAGTCCCTCATCACCCGCTTTGGCGGGACTGTGGTGCTCTGCTTGGATAACGACGCGCCCGGACAGAAGGCCACGCTCTCCGTAGGCGGCTTGCTGTGGAGACCGATGTACGGGCGAGTGAAGGTCATGCCGTATCCGCCAGGTGATACAGACACACAGCCTGACGACTACGACCATGAAGCTGTTCAGCAACTCGTTGCGGCCGCGAGGCCGTTCGCAACTCACTACAACGAAGTACGAAGGAGAGAAGGATGGTAACCAATCCATTCCGCCGGTCGGTCAAGGCGGACACGAAGCGCACGGGCGGTAAGGGTGGCCGGGGTAACTTCTTTGAGAAGTTCCGGTTCCCGGTCGATGTGGCCACGCCCATCCTGCTGATCAACGCGGAGTACGTGGACCCCAACCCGGCTCCGGAGGAGGTCGAAGTCGACGCCGCCACTGGGCGGCCCAAGGACGTGAAGAAGCCCTACTTCAAGGTCCGCAAGCACAAGCGGAAGATGCTGAAGAACGGCAAGGACTACTACCTGGATGCCGTGTGCTCGGCGGGCTACAACGCCCACAACCCGCAGCCCTGCGCCGGATGCTCGGCTACGGACGGCGGGGACAAGACGGTCACCGCTGCCGACGTGTTCGCTGTTGGCATCATCCACCTGGCGTACTACCACAAGCACCCGCTCATCGACCGCAAGACCGGCGGTGTCGTGATGAAGAGGGAGGCAAGTGCCGGTGCTGTCATGGTCGACAGCGAGTGCACCGGACGCACCTGCAACTTCTGCCGTCTGCTCCAGGGCCACCCGCCCATCCAGGACTCGCAGAATCCGTTCCCTCCGTACCGCCGGGAGGACATCCAGACGTTCTTCGGCAAGCGGCGCTTCATGGAGCTGGGGAAGAACCACCTCCAGGATCTCATGGGGTGGGATGCCACCATCTCCGCAACCTGCGGAAACGACGGCAGCCAGCTCATCACGGACGGGTTCGCCTGTCCGACCTGCAACGCGCTCGTCATCGACATGCAGAATGACCCGCGCACGGACGAGGAGATCAACAACGCAGTCGCCTCGCCCTACCCGTGCCTCCAGTGCCAGCGCCCGGTGATGCTCCGCCAGGTGGTGGCGTGCGAGGTCTGCGAAGGGGCTCAGCGGGAGCCGAAGCAGTTCTCGGTGTTCGACCTCGTTCTCCACGGCATGCGCCAGGGAGAGGGGACCAGCAGCCACATGGTCCTCCAGCGGTTCGAGACCGTCGAGCAGATCACCACCCGGCTGCTTACCCAGAACCCGCAGGTCTTCGCAGGCAAGCCGCCAGCTCAGTACCTGGCGGAGATCGGCAAGCCCTACGACTTCGCCGAGACGTACAAGCCGCTAGCCGTTCACGAGCAAGCCCTGCGGTTGGAGCTCGCTGCTCCGCCTATGGCGTCTCCCGGATACGGCCAGCAGCCGTATCCCCAGGCTCCTCCGTACGGGTCTCAGCCGACCCAGCAGCAGGCACCGTTCGTTCCCGGTGTCCCACCTCAGATGACCCCCGCCGGCGCTCCTGCGAACCCGCAGCCGCCTGCGTTCGTCCCGCCTAGCCGGCCGCCGTTCAGCCGCTAGGTCTGCCCCGGGGGGAGCCGCCAGTACGGGGCTCCCCCTTTCTCTTTGAGGCTTCCATGACTACTGCTGAGGCAACTGCCGCACCGATGCATGGGTTCGATGTTTCTATTCCACCTCCGATCTGGGTGGCCAACGAAGAGGAGTGCCGGTACTGGGTCGAGCGGTACAAGGAGACCCGGCACATCGACGGTCTGGGGATCGACTCCGAGACCACCGGACTCGACCGCACCCGAGATGTTGTTGTCATCTGGTCCATCTCGGACGGGGAGACCAGGCTCTGCTTGGACTCCAGCTACCTGCCCCTGTGGAAGAGCCTTCTCGAAGATCCTGAGACGGACCTCGACCTCACGAACGCGCGCTTCGACATGCACATGTTCGCAAACACCGGGGTGAACCTCGTCAAGGCTCGCTCGCAGCGATGCACCATCGTGCAGAGCTGGCTCGTGAACGAGAACAACCGTGGTCGTCACGGTCTGAAGGAGTGCGTCACCGACCACTTCGGACGCCGTACTCCTACCTTCGAGGAGACCTTCGGCAAGATCCCTCCCAAGAAGACGAACAAGCAGACGGGAGTGGTCACCGTCCGGACCATCGGCCAGATGATCAGGGACGCCATCAACGATCCGCAGAAGTTCACCTCTGCCGTCGACTACGCCAGCCTGGACGCCTACAACAGCCACGTCCTGCGCCAGCACTTCGACAGGATCCTGGAGCAGATCCCTACCGACTGGGGCGACCTCAAGAGGTACTACTACCAGGTGGAGGTGCCGTACACGAAGGTGCTCTACACCATGGAGCGCCGGGGAATCACGGTGGACGCGGGCTACCTTCGGTCGCTGGCCGGTCCGATGGGCGAAGACATGGAGCTCATCAAGAGGGCCTTCAACCAGTTCACAGGGCGGATCTTCAATCCCAACTCGGTGAACGACGTACGGAAGCTCTTCTTCGAGACGCTCGGTAAGGAAGCCACCAAGATGACGAAGGGTGGTACGTCCGGAGTCAAGAAGGCTTCCACAGACGAAGAAGTCCTGGATGGTTGGGCGGGTGCAGGTGACCCCTGGGCGGAGAAGCTCCTCAAGTACCGGAGCATCGCCAAGATCAAGGGCACCTATGTGGACGGGCTCCAGCAATGGATCAACCCACCACACAGCTACCGCATCCACACCAGCTTGAACCAGACAGGCACCGTCACTGGACGCCTTAGCTCGTCTGACCCGAACCTCCAGAACATTCCTCGTCCCGACGAGGACAAGTTCAAGATCCGGGAAGCGTTCATACCTGGGGAGAATCGTCGGCTCATCGTTGCCGACTACGAGCAGTTGGAGATGCGTCTCATGGCGCACTTCTCCCAGGACGAGAAGATGATCGACGCCATCAAGAAGGGGACCGACCTGCACTGCTTCACGGTCTCCGAGATGGAAGGCATCTCTTACGACGAGGTTCTTGCCGCCAAGAAGGTCAAGAAGAAGGAAGAGCTGACCGAACGGCAGCATGAGCTTCTCATCAAGAGGCAGAACGCCAAGGCGACCGGCTTCGGCATCATCTACGGCATCGGCGGTCCCCGTCTTGCCTCCGGACTCACCAGGTCAGGTGGACGTCTAGTAGCGCCTGACGAAGGCTGGAGGCTCATCGAGCAGTGGCTCAACGTCTTCCCTGGCGTTCGCGCTTACATGGAGAAGACTAAGAGAGACTTGCAGAGGCAGGGATACGTGCAGGTCATCACCGGGCGCTATCGCAGGTTCGGAGATGTCCGTGGCATGAACCGGCGCGATGCGTCACAGGCAGAACGTCAGGGCGTCAACTCCGTCATCCAGGGTACGGCAGCGGAGGTGGCGAAGCTCGTGATGATCAAGTGCGAAGGCGACCGGGAGCTGTACGACTTGGGAGTCGAGATGCTTCTTCAGATTCACGACGAACTCGTCTTCGAGTGCTACGACGAGGACAGCGTGGTGGACTCGGCGGTTTCTCGAATCAAGACCGTCATGGAGCATCCCTTCCCGCAGGATCTCCTCGTGCCACTTCCAGTTGCCATAGGTACTGGATACTCCTGGGCTTCTGCGAAGTAGTGTCAACGAATAAGTTTACTTAGTCGATTCGTTGACAGGTGTAGTTGTCGCCTGTACAACGGACGGACAGTGAGCCTAGCAGAGCTAGTAGACCTAGTCAGCTCCCATACGGGTCTTCCCAAGACCCAGGTGCGGAGCACCATCAAGGCCACACAGAACGCGGTCATCGGGGTCCTGAAGTCCGGGGAGAAAGTCGTCTTCCCGGGCTTCGGGACCTTTTCGCACTTCGACATCAAGCCTCGCGCTCTCTTTGGCGGGCGGCGGGTAGCCAAGGTCCGGCGGAAGATACGGTTTCGTCAGACCCGAACGCTAAGGTGAGCCATGGACAAATTTGGCGTTGTTCTTGAGGACGAAGACAACAACAAGACGGCGGCAGATAAAGGCCGCTGTCCGAAGTGTGGAGAGGCAGTAGACCCAACCACGCCTCGCTACTGCAACAACTGTGGAACCGAGCCCTGGGAAAAGCGTCCTCCAGCCCAGGTTCAGAAGTAATCCCCCTACATCAAGAGGAGTCTCATGCCCCCCAAGAAGAAGGGTGCCAAGGCCCAAGCTGTGCCCGTAAAACGGGCGAGGAGAGCAGAGGAAGAGGGTCCGTCAAGAAGTAGTCGGGCCTCAGAACTGCTGGAGTACGTGAACACCAAGATGAAGGGCAAGGCGGAGCTGTGCATCGCCTCAGAGCTATCGCTGCCCTACATCACGAAGAGACTTCCTACTGGTCTCCTCTCGCTGGATCTCGAACTCATCGGTGGCTTCCCCGCTGGGGGAATCTCGCAGATCGTCGGACCCCGTAACGCTGGTAAGGACTGGCTCTGCTGGCAGCTTATCCGTCAGCTCCAGTACCTCCTCGGGGAGAACACGCATGTCCTCATGGCGCAGACTGAGTTGCGCGCCGACCGGACGCAGGGTCGGAAGGCAGGAGCCATCGTCGCTCTCTCGGACGCGGACATCTCTTCCATGTCCAAGGCCAGGGTCCAGTCTGGGCTGGAAGCCTTCACGGCAGCAGAGAAGGTGGAGCTGAAGAAGGAGATCGGCCACATCCACGAAGTCCACGGGATGGCTGCCGAGGACCTCTACGACGTCATCCTGCGGGCGGTGGAGGCCAACATCTACCACCTCATCATCATCAACTCCTTCGGCAACATCATGTCCGGTGCCGAGGCTGAGTCGGAGTCGATGAGGGACAAGACCTATGGCGGCGCGGCTGGGGTGAACACGCAGTTCCTCCACAAGCTCACCTCGTACCTCTTGATGAAGGACGAGTACGGCAAGACCCGCGACACCTGCATGATCGGCATCAACCAGATCCGGGATGACATCAAGAACCCCAACAAGGAGTACAAGGCGTCGGGCGGCAGGGCACTGGAACACGCCAAGCTGGTCGACCTCTTCATCTCCTCTGGCAAGGCCATCGGGTCCGAAGTGAAGATGCCCGGACCTTCCGGTACGCAGCAGCGGTTCGTGATGACCGGCAAGGAAGTGAACTGGCGCATCGAGAAGGGCAAGGCTGGCATCCACGAAGGTGGGCGCGGGACCTTCCTCTTCGAGTTCTCCCGCAACAACGCCAACTTCTACCTCGACACCCTCATCGTCGGCGTGAAGATGGGCATCATCGAGCAGAACGGCGCCTACTACAACTACATGGGCGAGCGCCTCGGGCTCGGCAGAGATGCTGCGGTTGCTTCTCTGGAGACGAACGCCCAGGCGTGCGCTGCCAGCAACAACCCCAACAGCATCATGAACCAGATCCGCCAGAAGGCTTTCGAGCTTGCTGGCATAAATATAGATTATGATTGGGGTTCTGACGGATGAGATCTGACGGGCAGCGGAAGAGCAGGCTCCAAGAGAACCGCATCGCCAAGGACATTGGCGGGCGGAGACAGAAGGCGTCTGGAGCCACAGACTTCGCGAAGGGCGACGTCCGGAAGCAGGGAGAGCTCAGGGTGGAGGCCAAGACGACTGGCGCTCGTACCTTCATCCTGAAGCTCTCGGACGTGAACAAGATCCGAGAAGAGGCTCTCCTGGGTGGCGCAGAAGACTGGGCCATGCAGGTGGAGTTCCAGGGACAGATGGGAGCGAACCGCAAGGTCGCTGTCCTCGACTGGAACCGTTTCGTGCAGCTCACCAAGCTCATGAGGGCCATCGAAGAGCACAAGGCAAACGTCTGGGGAGAGGGGCCTATCGAACATGATGAAGACATCAGCCTCTACCAAGAGGCGGGAGTTCTAGGATGACGAGACCTGTCGTTCAGCTCCACACCATCGACCAGTGGATGCAGGTGGATCTTCGCCTGCGTCCGCTGATCTTGATGGAGCTGAAGGTCAAGGACAGGTTGCAGAAGTTCTTGAGCAAACTGTCGAATGGACCGGCTCCCACGGAAGCAGAGTGGGTTCCGTGTAGCAAGTGCAACAAGAAGGGATGGGTGCTCGACGAGCCCAGGTATCCTGGCATCCATCCTTCTCAGCTTCCGCATCCCTGCATGCTGAAGGTCTGGAACGAGATGACGGGGGTCGAAGGGCACGAGAAGATCGAGCCTCGTACCAGGCTCATCTTTGATATCGGCCATGCTGTTCACCACATGATGCAGACCTACGGTGCTCATGGAGCTTGGGGCGATGTCTTCTACAAGCCGGAGTCCAAGCTCACGGGAGAGATCCAGCCTCTATCAGAAGAGTTGATGATCGAGGGAAGCGCCGACGCCGAGAACATCATCATCGTCGACAACATCCCCAACGCACCCATCTACGAGGTGGGGGTGGTCCACGAGTACAAGACCATCAACACAGATGGGTATGGGAAGCTCAGTCGCCCCAAGCCGGAGCACAAGCAGCAGGCAACGATCTACGCCAAGGTGTTGAACAGGCCGATAGTTGTCTACCTGTACCTCAACAAGAATGATTCGAGCTTGAAAGATTTCCCAGTTGAGTTCGATCCTGCACAATGGAATACCTTGGAGCACAAGGCCCGGCTCCTGGTGCAGTACTTCGATGCGGGCCAGCCGCCGCCGGCGGAAACCGGCTACCACTGTCAGCAGTGCCCCTACTCCTACGGATGCGCCGCGTACAAGGCCATGGCGTTGGGTAGGGTCGCAGCAAGGAGGTAACGATGGCTGGATCCCTAGGCCGTCTTGACCTGATTCCGCCAGAAGACATGGCGACAGGCTCACGGCGGCTGAACGTATACGAGGACGCGCTCCGAGCCATATCGGAACGCGGTCTCGTTCTCGCTGGTCCCCCAAAGGGCTACAAGGGGGAGATGCCGCAGGAGCTCACGTCACTGGACGACGAGCACCTCGGAGATCTCCTCAACAATTTGTCTGCATGGTGCGCCTACGTCGAGTGCGAGCTTGCGAAAGCGTCCGCAGCTAAAGAGTCAGCCCAAGCTAACCTGGACTTTATCCAGGCTCGCGTGCGTATGGCTCTACGCTCCGATAACGAGGGCCGTAAGCTCACCGTGTCGGATAAGAACGACTCAGTTGCCACAGACCCCCGGGTCGTAGAGGCGCAGTCGGGAGCCCTGTTCCGGGACCACGTCTACACGCTCACCAGGACCCTGCGAGATAAATCGCAGCGGGACTGGGAAACAGTCTCTAGGCGCATCACGCAGCGCGGCCAAGAGATCGAGCGGATGAAGCGCGAGAGCAACGTGGCTGGCGTGCCACAGCGTGCCGTGCAGTTCCACAGGCGTCCTACTTAGTGAGGTCATCATGGGCAAGGTCAGTGAGAGTGGGGAAGAGATCCTGGTGCGACTGGTAGAGTGGGAGATGTTCGGGCGCGAAGACGTCGAACCCAAGATGCTTCTGGAAGATCTCAGTCTCACTGACCTTGCTACTGTTTCAGACAATCTCTCTAGACTCCCGGACGCCGGATCCTTCGTAACGCCGCAGATGGTGTCGATGGAGCTCATGTTCAGGCGGAAGCTCATCGGAGCCTGGAACTATCTGCGGGACGGGGACCACGTCCGTATCAGCGTTCGGACCAACCAGTCGATCAGCTTCATTCCTATCAACTTCTCACTCTCGGAGACCTGTTCATGATCCTTGGTATCCTCGGCCCGGCGGCATCGGGCAAGGACACGATGGCCGACTACCTGGTGGCCAAATACGGCTTCGTGAAGGTCGGCCTTGCTGACCCTCTGAAGCGCATCTGTCGAGAGGTCTACGCCTTCACGGACGAGCAGCTCTGGGGTCCGTCGGAGAAACGTAATGCTCCCGACATTCGCTATCCAATCCCGACGAAGGGGCACCTGACGCCCCGCACTGCTCTCCAGACGCTTGGCACGGAATGGGGACGGCACAACTACGAGAACACCTGGGTGGACTACGGCCTCCGCATCGCCCAGCAGATTCTCGAAGGGCATAGCTACACCGCCGTCAACGGAATCGAGATGTCCCGCATCAAGGCGGCGTTGAGTCCCAAGGTCAAAGGCGTTGTCTTCTCCGACCTGCGCTTCAAGAACGAGCTAAAGGCATTCAAGGCCAAGGGCTCGGTCATTCGTTTGAAGCGCGACGGCACCGGCGGGGATGTGGCTGGTGGTGTTGTAGGCCACGCCTCCGAGCAGGAGCAGCTCTCCATTCCGGACCAAGACTTCGACTACGTCCTCCGCAACCCGGAAGGTATCTCGAACTTCCATACGGCCATCGACAAGCTGTTCAGTCGGATGCCCGCCCTCACCAAGACCGTAGCCTAGGAGTTCCCATGAGTACCATCGCGTGGCGGCTGTCTACCGACGGCCGTGAACTCGGTATCTACAGTATCGACCCCGCTACGCGGCGCATGTCCATCATCCTGCCGCTGAAGCGCAACAAGCCGATGACGCCCGCTGAGGCGCAGAAGTACGTGGACGACAACTACCCCAAGGACGGCACCGCCATCAGCGTGGCGGCTGACGCTCTAGGTGCAAGGAGGAAGTAGATGGCCGACGCTGCCCCGCTCTGGCTTACCCGCTACTACGGCAAGCACTTCGATAGGTTCAGCCCCACCGTCATCATGGAGGGGAAGTTCTGGGCCATAGTTCGCATCAACAAAGAAGGAACGGTCGCCTACGTCCTCGTGAAGAGGAAGGGCAACCATGAGTCCACTCCCCACGTTCCGCTCTTCCAGGGGAACCCCACTGCCGACGACATCACGAAGATGCAGGAGATCCTCTTCAACAAGGACATCCCATGAGCACTAGCTGGGCCAAAGGCACCGAGGTCAAGGTTCTCGACCACGGCTACATCAAGCTGATCGATCACATGGGCACGGACGAAGACATCGTCTCCGCTGCCCGCATGAGCACCGGCAAGGGATTCATCTCCTGGGATCCCTACCCTGGCCGGGATGATGGAGACGAAGGGTTCTTGGAGTTCCTCCTCAAGAACAACCACAGCTCGCCGTTCGAGATGTGTGAGCTAGTCATCGAGGTGCAGGCTCCCATCTTCGTCTACAGGGAGTGGCACCGGCATCGGACGCAGAGCTACAACGAGCTCTCCGCCCGCTACACCCAGATGCCGAACCTGCACTACGTCCCCGAGACCAACCGCTTCGATCCAGTGGTCTCGAAGAACAAGCAGGAGTCGAGCACGGGGAAGGTTGAACTCGACAAGCTCGTGTCGCAGAAGTACCACACGCTGCTTGCTGGCGAGCAGGAGGGCATCTACAGACACTATGAAGAGATGCTAGAGCGCGGCGTGCCGAAGGAGGTCGCCCGGGTCAACACTCCCGTTGCCCGCTACTCTCGGATGCGGGCCAAGACGGACCTTCTCAACTGGCTCAAGTTCCTGAACCTACGGATGCGCCCCAATGCTCAATGGGAAATCCGGCAGTACGCGAACATGGTGTCGGAGATCATCTCGCAGCTCTGGCCTCGAACTCATCGGCTCTTCGAGGAGTACATGCTGCATGCCGTTTCCTTCAGCAAGACCGAGATGGGGATGCTGAAAGAGCTGACGAGCAAGCAGTACCTCCAAGCGGTCGTCGTCGACCTGAAGTCCTCGAAGAAACTCAACGAGAAGCAGATCAGATCCTTCCTGGAGAAACTCACCTGACAAATGGGCGAACCACTGAACCTAGTCATCCAGGATCTCTACAAGAACCTGGATGCCGTGGCGGAGCTACGTGCGATGCAGCTCAAGGCGACGTGCGCCAAGGGCTGCTCGCACTGCTGCTACCTCCTCGCGACTGCCTCCTTCGTGGAGGCGTTGTACATCGCTGACGAACTTCTTCAACGCCCCGACTGGAGAGACTGGCTCCCCAAGCTGAACGAGGCCGCGAAGAAGTTCTGCTATCCAGGCGTCAACAAGAGGAACTACTTCAACCAGGGAATCCCCTGCGTCTTCTTGAAGGACAGCACCTGCGTCATCTACGACAAGCGTCCCGAGGCGTGTAGGTACCACTACGTCGCCTCTCCTCCTGGAAACTGTTCTCACCGGATGCCCGAGAACACCGGCACCGCCATCATCAACATGATGCCGTTGTCGGAGAAAGTCTGGGAACTGAACGCCCTGGTTATCCGGCAGCTCACGGAGGACTTTGGCGACTCCATGCCCGCCATGCTGGTCGGTCCCATTCCAATCGTCATTCTATGGGCCATGACCTTCTTGATTGGCGGAGGCGAGGACAAGGAGTTCGTTCGCTCCTTCGTGGAAGGCATACCCATGCCGCTGGAGTGGGTGACGAAGTACGCGGACCCAAAGGAGATGGATCCGTCCGAATCCATGAGGTCTGCCCGAGAGATGTCGGAAGAAGAAGTCCTCGCCATGCACAAGGAGACGAAGTGATGCGTACACAGATAGATCGAATCTTGGAATGGGGAGTGCCTCTGGAGTACGCAGGCACGGACTGGATGGCTCACATCCAGAATGAGTGCATCCAAGCTGAGGAAGAGGTCACGGCACTGAAGGCCGCTCTCGTAGAGCTCCTAGAGGATTTGGAGCAAGGAGCGATCCCCAATGACCTGGCCCCGTATCGCGCGATCATCTCTCCGCCACCGGAGGCTGGAGGGTAATGAGCGAAACCAAGTGGTCGCATAAGGTCAGCTCTCCAGAGCTAGCCACCATGTTGATGTTCTCGTTCAGGTACGCCCTGGGGCGGCAGTCTACTGCCCCATCTGCGGTCCAGGATCTGCTCGCTAGTTACGGCCACGTTCTTCAGACGTGGCAGAAGGAGCAGATCATAAAGGACATCCAGACGGCTATCGCAGGTGACTACGCAGGAGCTGACTGTGATGTAGCCACCTGGAGAGCCGTCATCGAAACCATGAAAGGAAAGCCGTGAGACAAGACCAGCTCAAGAAAGAAGATCAGAAGTGCGACCACGGCTACTTCTTCGGAGCCACCTGTGAGATGTGCGCTCTGGAGTGGCTGACTCTTCGCAACAGGAGTCTGATGAACGCATCCGTCGAGCTCTACCGAGCCTCTATGGAGGTGGGTAACGACGGAACGCTGATGACGAAGAAGCAGTGGCATAGGTTCGTCGACGCCCATGCCAGAGTGCAGAGAGCTCTACATCGCTTGGGCAAGGACCTACCGTGAGCGATAGGATCGAGCTGCTGCGAGAGGCCGTGGAGCTAGAAGCTGCTAGGATCAAGGAGATCCTCCGAATCCGTGCCGAGAACAAGAAGCTCAAGAAGGCGTTGGAAACCCTAGCCCGGTGGCAGGTCGATCACGCCCCAGGTGGGGACGGAGCGATGTGCGACTTCGCAGAGGCTGCCCTGAAGGAGATCGAGTGAGCCTCCACGTTGTCTTCGACCAGTTGCCGCCGTCGGCCAACAAGGAGATCTAGTGATGGCTACCAAACACACAAGAGCCTGGGAGAAACGGAACCCAGAGAAGCTCAAGGCCCAGCGCGACAGGTACTACAAGAAGCACAAGGCGAAGGTCGTCGCCTACCAGAAGGAGTGGGTGAAGAAGAACCCCAAGAAGCTACTGGCCCGGCAGCTCAAGGCCCAGTACGGCATGGCTCTCGAAGAGTACGAGAGGATGCTGATAGATCAGCGCGGGCTCTGCTACATCTGCTCCAAGCCGATGACTGGGTGGAAAGAGCCCTGCGTCGATCACGACCACGAGACGGGGGAGAACAGGGATCTCCTGTGCTCCAACTGCAACAAGGTTCTCGGCTTCATGCGGGATACTCCAGAGCTCCTGGAGAAGGCCGCGGAGTACCTTCGTCGCCACTCCAAGAAGGGAAACCTG